TTAACCAAACTGTTTTTGATATGCGGCGATACATTTTGCAATGATTTCAACCGCCTCGTCCCGATGTGCAATCTCCTTTACCGTTGTTTTTTTATGTTCCAATGATTTGTATACCTCGAAAAAGTGCATCATTTCGTCAAAAATATGTTTGGGCAATTCGTGAATATCGTAATAATCGTTATAAGTCGGATCTTTAAATGGAATTGCGATAATTTTTTCGTCCAGTGCCCCTCCGTCAATCATCTTGATAACGCCGATAGGATAACAATTGATCAACGTCATGGGATAAATGACCTCGTTGCAGAGCACAAGCACGTCCAAGGGATCACCGTCGTCGGCAAGCGTGCGCGGAATAAAACCGTAATTGGCAGGATATACGGTAGACGTATATAAAACGCGATCGAGTTTTATTAGTCCCGTTTCCTTATCAAGTTCGTACTTTGCCTTACAACCTTTTGGAATTTCAATAAGAGCCTCAAAAGAAGAAGGTTTGATCCGTTGCTTGGCGATATCGTGCCAAATATTCATATTTTGCTCCGAAATTACTATTTTTTTTATTTTACCACACTTTTTAACGTATCGCAACACGTAAAAGAAAAATTATGAGAAAATTTTTGCATTTTATAGAAATTTTACTTTGACAAGCGGATTAATTTATGGTATATTTGTAAGGTAAATTCGGGCAACAAACTCAAACCCGATACATTTGCAGAAGTACCCAAGTGGCTCAAGGGGCTCCCCTGCTAAGGGAAATCGCCGAAATTTTGGGGAGTAGCGCATTTTTGAATAAATCGCTACGCATTGAAACGGTTTGCGAGGTTTTTTGGGTGTTCCCCTTTTGGACAGTAAATGTCGCAAAATGTCCCGAATATCGCAAAGTGTTTCAAAAAAATAGGCAATTCATAGACAATGGTCAATGTGGAAGTACTCAAGTGGCTCAAGAGGACGCCCTGCTAAGGCGTTAGCACGGATTTCCGTGGCGAGGGTTCAAATCCCTCCTTCCACGCCAAGACACCCCCGAGGGATGCTCGGGGGTGTCTTTCTATCTTAAATCTTAATATAAAGCCTTGCGTTGGCGATTACTGCGCCCGGGGCGGTCGGTGCATCTGCGTTCGGCAGTTCCTCGACTGTCGGCACGTTCTCCGCTTTCAAGCCTTCCACCGTTTTGTGGAACTTGTCGAGCGTTACAAAAAGGTTACTGCTTGAAACGATGAATTCTATCTTGTCGCATCCTTCGATGTCAATCGGGATCGTTATAACCTTTTCCACGACCTCGGCTTCGCTCGGCGGTATGAACTGACTCTCGTTCTTCGATGTGTAGGTGTAAGCATACAGCACCTCTTCCTTGCTGTCGGGATCTTCCGCAAAGATTCCGCACTCCGTCCAATTGAAGCCTTCCTCTACCACATTATTATAAAATGTGCATTGAAGGTTAGCTACGCCATCGACCAGCGAGTGCGTAGCGGATGTGCAGTCCATCTTGACCGTTTCGTTTTTCAGCTCCGTAAAAACAGAGGGGTTGTCGGATGCTTCCACTATTCCGCTTCCCATTCTGATGGTCGTAAATTTTAAAATCTTCCCGGTTAGGGCTTTCAAGTGAAGGGTTTTACCTTGCGAGGTAATGATTGGCGTTCTGAACATCTTATTCTCCTATCGTTTTGTTTTAGCGAATTGCGAGACTTGAACTCGCTATTTCCTTATTCGCATATCATTCCGCCCTGCCCCATCGGGTGGGGCGGAACTTATTATTTAATTGTTGCTGTCGCTTGCAGTATCTACGGCTGAAAGGTTTTTCAGCAATTCAGCCTTATACTTTTCCACGAGTTGACGGTGCTTCGTTTCCTTGGCTTGCCGTTCCTCCGCTTCCGCTGCCTTGACTGCTTCCTGCTCTTTGGCGGTCTGCTCTTTTAAAAGCTCCGCTTGAGCCTCTGCTAACGCTCTCTTTTGTTCTTCCTCTTCTTCGGCTTTCGCCTCGGCTTCGGCTTTGAGGCGTTCGTTTTCGAGCCTCTGTGCCTCTTTTTCAGCCTTCAACTCTTCCTGCTTCACGCTGTAAGTTTCGGGGGTTTCCCATCCTCTGCTTATTGCCGCTACGATGTTCCAAATAGTGAAGATAAGGCCAACGATAAGCCCAACGATCGGGGCTATGTCAAAGCCTTTAATTTTGAGATGTTGCAGCCACGCCAATTCCGTGATGTGGTTCGTCAGAAGCTCGGTCAAGTTGACCGTATAGCCGAGGACACAGACCGAAACCGAAAGCGTACCGCTTACTGCGCTGCTGATGATGCCGCCGAGCGTTCTTTTGTTGGCTTTTATGTACCGCCCGAGACGAGCGAAGAAAGCCCCTACTTTCTGAAAAAATTTCTTCATGGTTGTCCTCTTTTTTGATTGAATGGTTTTTCTAATGATGAGGCGAGCTATCACAGTAATAAGGGATACGACTATGGAAGAAGCCGTTTTTACGAGCATCGTGTCCAGCGCCCACGCAATAACCCCATCCGTAATAAATACGAGTAAGTCAATCCCTGCGCCCGCCGCCACAAATCCGAAGATGAACGACTTTATCCAATGTGGCCCTTTTGGTTTCTGCCGTTCCTCCTTCTTTTGCGATTGCCCGCCTCCGCCTATACTGTCTCGCTTCCGCATCTACGCTTCCTCGTTTACTGCCGTTACGACCGCATCCGTGGACGTGGCGGTTACCGTTTCGGTAGCCTCTTCGTCTTCGGCTCTGCGCTCTTCCTCAGTCGCCTTGAGTTCTGCCTGCTTCTGCGCCTCGGCATCGATAACGTACTGAATGCCGAGCTTTATGCCGTTGAGCTTGTCGATTTTGACAGCCTTGGCTTTTGAGTAATCGGCGCGGACGGTTTCCTCATAGGCGGCGACCTTTGCCTTAATCTCGGCTTCGTCATCCACGGCTTTTACCGCTTCAATCTGTGCGTTGATATCGTCAAGGTAACCTTTGAGATTTTCTAACATAACCTTTTACCTCCTTATTTTATTTTATATCGGGGATTGAACGATAACTAAATCATCAAGGCGTAGTTGACTCCGTCATCTGTCGGGGTTACGCCTTTTACCTTTTGCAATACCCAATAAGAGTGGCCGTTGTAGCTTACAATGTCCATCTCGTCATATTCGGTATTGATTGACCATGCACCCTTGTGTTGGGGCTTTACTCTTCCCACATTTAAAGTCGGCATTCCTTCCTCCTTGGGTATTGCTATCAAGCATCTACCTTCGATTTTATAAGTGTAGTTTTTTCCTTCGGATATAACCAGCTCTCCGGCTGCGTTAATCCTCGCTATTGCTTCAAGCGTTTTGAATTCGATTGTGTCGTCTGCATTTCTGCTTAAAATCAAATCTGCCGTAGGCGTTCCGCTTGTTATGATTATCTCGTCTGCTATCTCGGTATCGGGCGGAATAACCAGCTCGATGTCGTACAGATCCGAGTTGTTGTTGTCTTCCATCTTTACGCCCGAGAAGTCGTTTTCCTCAAGCATGAAAAGCGTTAGCTCGTTTCCCGAAGCTGTCGGGACGAAGTTCGGGTTCGGCGGTGTCCCCTCGGGAATGCCGAGCGTTTTCTTTTCTGAAGTTATCAAGACCGCCGCCATTCCCTCATGCACGATGAAGGGTTCAATGTGAACCGTCAGCGTGTCAAGCACCGAGGACTTCCTCTTTATCCGCTCTATTAAAGCTCGGAAGGTCTCTAAGTTCTTTGTGAGGATAATCTCTCCGCCTTCGCCCAAGATGTCAACCTTGAAATGTCCCGGCTCTCCGTGTCCTTGCGTTTCCGTATCGTAGCCATCTTCAAACCACTCTTTGATTGTTGCCGAGCCTCCGAAGATGGCTCTTATCATTTCCTTTGTGGACTTAACCGAACCGGCTATATAGTGGAAAGCTAAGGTATTCTTTATCAAGGATCGCTTCGTTGCTGTTCCGTAGCTCTGCGTGTAGTTCGGGGTTTGCAGTTCGATGGCGAGAATGTCCAGCAGTTCGTCTGAAAGGTTGTCAATGTTCGAATAGGTCTCCGTTTTGTCGGCTTTTTCGAGCATATCAACGAATACATCTTTTATCGCTAATGCGAGGGCTTGCACCCATTTCTCATTCCTTAAGAAGTCGGGGAGCAAGTCGCATATTGTGGCATCCTTCAATAAAATAGTCATCGTTTATTCTTCCTCGAGTCCCTTGTACTCCACCGCCGCTTCCGTCAGCTTTGCGAGTTCGCTCTTCTGTAACTTTTTGAATGTCGGCGAACGAAGCTCGACACGCTTCGCTCCGGCTGCGACCATTCTGTATATAAGCTCCGAAGGATTGATGTCCCTTCCGAGTTTTCGTTGCCATTGCTTGTATTCTTCGACTGCGGCTGCGACCGCCTTCTGAATTGAAACAGCAAGCCCGGCATCGTTCTCGGCTATATAGTAATCTGCATCGATTTCATATTCGACTTCTTCGGGCGTTACCACCTCCACGTTGTCCGTCAAGGGGCGGATTGTTTCGGAGTTGAGGTATGCTTTGATTTCGTCTAATACCGTCTGTCCCGGTATCTTTCCGTCCGCCATCAAAACATAAACCTTCACATTGCAAGCCGAGGGGGTGGTTACTAAAACATCCCCGATATCGGGACGAGCCGCCTTCGTGTGGTAGATGTAGGCTGCCTCGGGGCCTGCGGTCGAATAACCGCCGGGGGCTTGATAGATGCGAAGCGTTAAGTCGGCATCACTCTCAATGTCTGCTCCGCCCGAAGATACGTCGATATTCTCTACCGCATCAATGTAGGCGTTGTTGGCGGTGTCTACGAGCCTATTTATTCCGCCCTTCTCTATTCCGTTGCCATCAACCCCTGCGGTCGAGCAAGTCGCATTTACTTCCACGCTTAATTCGCCGGCGGGGATCTCCGCATATTCGCTTGTCGCAAAAAATATGTTTTTTAATGCTGCCCTTACTCTCGTTCCGGCGGCTATGGAAACCGCAAAGGTTTGGACTTCCGAAAGCGTGAACTTTAATCTGCAAGTTGCAGATGTCGCCGGCTTTCTCTCTATGCTTCTCAATACGCCGAGGTTGTCGAGGGCGGCGCCTGTCGAGTATTTCAGCATATCATTTCGCCCCGCTCTTTCTACGTATTGGAAGCCTTGTCCGAGAAGAACAGCCACGGCACTCAATATCATTGATGCCGTTTCGCCTTCAGCGAGGTTCGCTTCCTCGCCGGTCAATTCGAAGTATCTCTTTTCGTAGTTGCTTTTCAAGAGTGCCTCTACGCTCTCGGTGGTCATACCGTCAATAAAGGAAATATCGGGGACTTTGTTCAGTTCTTCAATATTCGACAATTTCTATTACCATCCTTACACTTATTTTCCCGCTCATACCGTCTCTTTGGCACTTTACGCTTTTTACCTCAGCCCGGCTTTCGAACTTCTTTGTTTTGATGTAAATTTCTTGAATAAGCAAAGCCTCCGCCGTTTTGATGGGTTTATCGAGACAGCTTTGGTCTATGCCGAATTCTCTATTTCCTGCTTGCGTTCCCGCCTTCGTGCTTATGAGGTTTGTAAGCGATTCAAGCACTCTCTTTTCTTTGGTCGGGAATTGTCCCGCATTCTGAACGATGATATCTGCTTTCATAAGCACCTCTATTCGTAGTCTTTAAGGGTTATACTTACCGTAGCCCTTACGAGTTCGCCGTTGGAATAGACCTCGTCCCAAGTGTCGGACACGCCTGTTATCTTTTGGTATAACGAGGTCGAGAGCGGTTTGTCTCCGATGATGCAAGCCGCAACGATTCCCTTCTCTACCATTCGCATAAGGTTGTCTATTTCTTGCCGAGGCTTAACCCCAAACCGTGCATCAAGCGTAAGCTCGAATGAGTTTTGACGGTTCTCGGGAGCTAAGAATTCAGACTTCGGCTTCTGCCCCATTATGGCGTGGTCTGTCCACTTTGCCGAAGCCGAGCGTTTGATTTTGTTGGGGGTTCGTATCGCTTTGTCTGAAACTTCAAAAACGATATTCCCGAGCGATCCTATCATGGCTTGTAACCCTCCAATTTGATTGTGTCTGCGTGAACGGTCAAGGTTTTGGTCTTCTCGTCATACCGCATATAAGCGGTGCAGTCGATTGCAAAATCCTTTCTATAAATTCCGCTTCCGCTCTCGGGCGGAAGTTGTCCGCCGCCCCATATTCTGCCGAGGACTATGCCTGTGCCATCGTTGGCGTTTTCAACCATCGCTACGGCTACCGTATCCCCGACTTTTGGCATGTTGTATTCGAAGGCGAGGCACGGGATGAGCTTTGAAACCGAATGCCCCCTGTCGGAATAAACGACCGAGAGTTTTCCGGTTGTGTAGTCTATCTTTGAAACTTTCCCTATTCTGATTCCCGACATTTCGTCCTCCGTTACAACGCACTTGCTGATTTCATCACAAGCTCTGTCAGCTCTTTGGAGTTGGCGCAAGCCCTTATGATGACTAAATACTTGAGAAGTGTAATCACTCCGCTTCTCCACAGCTTTATCAAGGCTACGTCGAGGCGGTCTATCGTCTGTGTCGGGCCGTGCGTTACTCGGCTCGCTACCGACATAATGAGTTGGTCTGCGTATTCTATCTTTGCGTAGTTGTCAAGCCACCATTCTCGGTCTTTTAAAATGCCGAAATTGCAGAGCTTGTTTATCGCATCGCTTATCACGCCGAACGCTGCCGAAGGTTCGCACCGTGATAATTTGTAGGAGCATTTGTAACCTGTGTTGACCTTATGGGTTACGCTATCAATGTAGTATTTTCCGTCTCTTTTGCTTCCCCAGCCGGAAAGCATTACGCATTGCCCGGCGACAAGCTCGGGGTCGCCCATCATTTCGATTGTCATCGTTGTTGAACCATGATTCTCTTTGTTGAGGGCTGCGTTGAGCTTCAGTTCTGCATCGAAGGCATTTGCTACCTCGGTGTTTACTTTCAAGATGCGGTCGCCGCTTCCGACCGTGATTTCGAACTCGTCTCCGTCTTCGTTGGAGTATGTGAGCGTTCCGCCGGTGTATGTCCCGAGCAGAGAACTGTTCCAGCTCCAAGAAGTTGCTTGCTTCTTCGTTATCGTTTTAACCGGCGCTTTTGCTTTGTACACCTCTCTGTCGAAGATGACGATTTTCTTTGCGTAAATCTTCAGCGAGAGTCCGTATGTATCGCAAAGGCTTAAAAGGAAGGAGCTGTCCTCTTTTTCGGGCTGCTCTATGGCTGCGATGTTTATCGACCGTGCATCGTAAACTACGGAGATTTTATTCCTTTGTGCTATCGTGGTAGCAATCTCTTTGATGGTCGTATTTTCCCACGTGGCTGAATTCTTCGTTGTAGTGAAGCCTGTGTCGGCGGGGGCTGAAATTGCCCCTACGGTCAAAGTGTCGCCGCTTGAACCGCCCGAGGAAGACAAATCGTCCAAAACGAACGAACCGCATTGCAAGGATTTTGTTTCTCCGTCCTTCGTCCAATTCTCCACGATTATCTTTGCGGAAAGCGTGTCCTCCTTCGTTGGAAGCCACGCATCGCCCCAGCGACCGTCTCGGTCGTCAATCGATACCGATATGGAGTCCGAAGAACCCGAAGCGTTGTCCGTATAGCTAAAGGAAGTTTGACAGTCGGCAAGGTCTTTTGCGATGTTCTTTCCGTTATAAAAAATTACCGCTTTACTCCTTCTTGCCGATTTTGTATTATCCATCTTCCCTTCTCCAAGGCGGCAGATTTTCGAGTTCGGTTTCGTCCGTTTCAATGTCCGGCACGGTTAAGGTTACCCCGCTGTTGAATTGTAGGATATCCAAATACTCCGCATTCGCTTGCATAAGCGTGTCGGCGTGTTTCTCGCTTCCGTACATATCTTTTGCGATTCCGTCCCATCTGTCGCCGCTTTTCGTCTTATAGGTTCTCGCCATAGATTAGCCCACCACGCTCGTAATGACTACCCAATCCGCACCGTCAAATTCTGCCGAAACCCTCAGCTTTGCGTTCGGGCGGAGGGCGTTAAACCCTACGCCGGCAATAACGACCTTTTCGCTGTCAAGGCTTATCTCGGGCGGTTCTTCGCCTATGCCGATGCGTATGCTTATTTGGTCGCCGGCTTTGGGTTCGAGCGGAAGCTGTATCAGCCACTTTCCGCTTGCCCTTACGATGAAGGTTTTTGTCTGCGCTTCAACCTTTAAAAGGTAAGTGCCGTCGGGTTGGATGCACTCGGCTGCGATTTTCTCAATCATCTTGACCTTGTCTTCCTTCCCGATCAGAGCCTTTATAAATTCGTCATACCCGGTCATCCGAACTTCGTTGAGGTATTTTCCTTTCGCTCCTTCGAATACCGGAATGGGCTTGCTGAACTCGGAGGCTTTGCTTCCTTTTTCAAGGCTTAAACCCCGCACACCGATTTCCAATGTGCCGGGGTAGTCAAGTAAAGGAATTCTGCACTCTCCGTTTTCGTCAAGCAGAACCGCCTCCGTCCGCATCTCGCCGAAGCGTGAAACCATCTTGAAGACTGCACTTGCCTTGTAGCCGTTCCAGCTCTCGTCAAGCGTTACGGCTATTTTGTAGGTATCGTTGCCGGTTACGAGCTTCTCGACCGATATCAAGTCTATGTCTCTGTCTTTCACATTTACGTTCATAGAAAGTCCTTCCTTTAAAATGCAATGCTTATAAATAAATTCGTCTCTGCTCTTGCACGACTGTTCACACCGCCCTTGTTTTTCACACCCCTCGCAGAATGTCTCAATCCTTAATGTCATAGCTTGCTTTTACTTTTGCGACTATCTCTTCGCAGTAGGCGTTGTACTCTTCGAACTTGGCGCGGTATTTATCGGGATCTGCGGTGTAGTGCCTCATAAGAGCTTCTATATCGTCCGGCGAATACTTCTGATGGATGATGTCCCGAATAATAAGGCGATAGTCCTTTTTGGGTTTTTCGTTCAAGCTGTCTTTTTCTTCCTTAGGTTCGTTGGGGTTGGTTTGTTTGACCATGATATAATTGCCTCCGTGTGTAATTTATTAAAATAGTTTTGCATTGTGGAAATCGTCCGATATGCATCTTTGTGTGCTATGTGCGATTTCCAGCTTTCGAAGTTTTGTTTAATCGTTTCAAACGAAACTTCGCCAAGGGCGTATTTTTTAAAGAGCTTCTTCAGCTTCCGCCGCTCTCGAGTAACCGCATCCCTCATGGGCTTTTTGATAACCTTTCCGGTGTCGGTCAAAATGAAGAATGTTTTTAAAAATTTAAAGCCTTTTCTAAGGGCTACGACCTGCGTTTTCTTTTTATTGAGTTCTATTCCGATCTTGGCGTATTCCGTGTCCACGACCGCCATATTTGCGTGTAGGTCGGCTTTGTTGTTGCCAATGAAATAACTATCGTCATTGTATCGGATGTACTGCTTGTAGCGCATTACCTCTTTTATAAGGTGGTCTATGTGGCTCGGATATCTAACTCCCGAAAGTTGAGATATCTGACTGCCTATTCCGACCGAGACTCCGTCCCCGAACGCCTCGATATAAAACTGTGCTATGCGGAGAATGTTCGGATCGTGTATCTCCTTTCGGAAGATGTCGAGTAGCGGTTTGTGTAGAATGTGGTCGTAATAACCTTTCAAGTCAAGAACCGCTATCGCCCCTTCGTTGGAGTATCCGTTCTGCCTATAAAATCGGTGTAGGTGGGCTTCCACTCGCTTTAAGCACCAATGCGTACCTTTACCTTTTATGGATGCCCCATTGTCGTAGATGAGATTTCGCTCCAAGACGTGAACCAGCACCTCATCGTTAAGGGTTCTTTGGGATACTCGCTCCCGAAAGCTCACGGCTCGTATATTTCTCTTCTTGCCTCGTTCCGTGAGCGTAAATTCCTTGAAGCCGTCCGACAGATGTTGTCCTGTCTGATAGTTCTTTTTCTGTGCATTGAGTTCCTTTAAAAGGTTTACTCTGTAGTTATGTTGTGCTTCTTTGTACCTTGCGCCTTTACTGCACTTTCTGTATGCAGAGTAGGTGTTGTTGGCATCGAGAAGACGGTCGAAGGAGTCGAACTGTTTACACCGTTCGTCTCGCTTTTGGATTCGCCTTGCTTTTCTCCTTTGATACCTCGCTTCTCTTCGGCGTTCAGTACTCGTCATATTCTCCTGTTGTCGCACCTTGTATGAATTTTTGATACTTACCTATCCACATAACGGTAACGGGCCTGTAAAAGCCTATAAGTAACAATTCGGCTTCCAAGCACGAAAGCGTCCGCCCGACCGTATCAAGCCGAAGGGTTCGTGTTAAGATATTCCCCCTCCGTTATTGCCGAGTGGAGAATGGCAGTCCTCAGCAATAATGCATATTTACCCTTTCGGGAAGGTCAATATCTCCTACGCACTTAACCATTGATTCTCTTAACCTTGGTTAGTTCGTATCCACAAACCGGGAAACCGTACCTCGAGTTGGAAGCGTTGTTGTAGTTCGCATACCCGTTGTTGTTGACGTAGCAGACATTCGAAGTAGAACCCAAATGCGGGGTGGCAGTCCACCAATTGTCCAGACTAACAGATGCAGATATTAACCTATGAATTATTCAGTTCTTTTTTCTTTTTTCTTTTCTATGTCCGCCCTTATTTTGTTTCCCGCTTTTCTCCAACCTTTCAAGTACTGTATTTCGTTACAGATTTTCTCGGCGTAAGGTAAAAGTTTATCCACGTTTACTCGCTTCCCTGTGAAAAGGTTGTAGGGATTCTCGTTAAACAATTCAAGGACGAATTGAAAGCGTTGTAGTAATTTCTCGCAGTTGCCTATTGCTGCGGTCTGATAATCTCTCCGCACCTCCCATTCGTGGATTGTTGTAGGGTAGATTGAATAGGCATCCGTGATGTTGTTTATCAGTTCAACGAGCTGTTGCATTATGGATTCTCTTATTGTTGTTACTACCCACTTTTGATGGCTCTTTACCGTTTCCGTTGCCGGCGCATATTCTTGGGTTTTATGCTCGATTTCCTCAACGCATAATTGGTTGAGGAATATGGAAGTTACCTGCAATCGGATGTCAAGTGCGGTATTATAAAATTCCAATTTGGAAAGGTTGCGGTCTTTTACGAGTATCAAGCGTTAGCTCCTTTACCACCGCCCACCGCACACGGCGGTGGGGGTTAGGGTTATAGGTTAAGTGCGGCCACAAACCGGGAAACCGTACCACCAGTTGGAAGCGTTGCTGCAGTTCGCAGACCCGTTGTTGAAGACGTAGCAGACATACGAAGTAGAACCCAACTGCGGGGTGGCAGCCCACCAAATGTCCAGACTACCGTTATCTACGCGCCGTTTTGCAATCGCGCCGTTCCTCTTAAAAATGGGGTACTGTGTGCCGTAAATTGCTCCGTATGTTTTATCTCCCCATATCACACGTCCCCAAATCTCGACCTCGGTTGGAAGCCATAACTTGCCGATTTCCTCCGCACCCCAAGCGTTATCTTCAGTAAGGTTACCGGCAGAACTATCCCTCCAACCCATGATGCAATATTTTTCCTTGAGGTGCCTTGCCCATGCTTGAGCGTTAGGGTCGGGGGATGATTGCAATCTCGCCAAGAAGCCGGTTGTTGTGTAGTCCACTGATTTTTTATCTGCTGTAGTTCCACTTTCAGCGTTCAGCCACATTTTAATGTTTGAACCTGCGAACGGCGATATAGTGTCGCCGTCGCCGTTGTATCCGCTATTGTTGTAGTTCGTTTTGTTCCAAGGAACATTCTCGTATGCGATTTCCTTTGAAATCCAATCAACATGATGTTCTACGCTTCCATACATGGTATCGGTGTAGTGGTCTATTCCTGCTATTTCCATCGTGAAGCTGCGCATAACGCCTTTATGGTCTGCTACTTGCATTATGAAATAATCGCCTATACCAATTCCGTGTTCAATGAGTGTGCCTTCTTCTCCAAATTGGCAGACCTCATCAACCGTGAAGCCGAGGTCATCAACAATGTTTCTGCCGGCGTAAACCCCTGCCTCCGCCGCCATTAATTCTTTTAATAATGCCACACCTTCATATTTTGACATGTGTTACTCCTTTTTTAAATAAAGTCTATCGTTAAGGATTACTACTTTCGGGCTGTCCGCTGTCGGAGCTGGAAGCTCATCGACCACGGGAATATCCACCTTGATTTGGATATCTTCCGTCATGTACTTTCCTTCCGTGTTGAGCGTTTGATTCTCGGTGATTTCCGATTCTCCCGAGTAGGTTTCGATTGCCCCTTCTTGGGGTTCTCCTTCGCTATCGTGGAACGATTCGCCTTTCAGCACTTTGTCGGGCGATACCGTGTCCGATGCGATATCGAACACGGTTTCTCCGTCCACTACTATCTTTTTGGCAAAGTTCATTTTTACCGTCCTTTACAGCGCATAACGCCTGTCGTTCTTGACCTTCTCGTTCCACCACGCCTCGATTGCTCGAACCACAATTTCTTGTATTTCTTCCTGCGTTAAATTTGAACCGTTGAATGTGAAGTTAAATGTCGGATTGAACGATGCGTTTGTGTCTTGACTGTTATCTGTGTTATTGTAAGTGTCGCCGTAGCCGTTTCCTGCCATTATGTCGGCGAGCTTTGAAAGCGGTATAATCGCTTCCTGTTCGCTTCCTTCGCCTATCTCTGCAAGCGTGGGGCCTGTAGTTATACCGCCCTCAGCTAATGCCGGGATGCGCCCCAGCGAGACGAGCGGAATTGCGGGCATCGCCGGAATTCCGAGCCATGTCCAGCTCTTCGAGACCGTGCTTGTAAGGGCGTTTATTGCCTTTATAATGAAGTTAATCATTGACTCAAAGCCGCCGATTATGCTGTTAATAAAGGCTATGGGGATGTTCGCAAGGGATTTCCACGCTCCCTCCCAATTCCCTTTGAATACGTTGCTGATGAACTCGACTATGTATTTGAGGAAATTTACCACATACGACAGCGGGCCTTCTACGAAGAAATTTATTATTTCGCCTACCATCCCGAACGACTGCCCGAGACTCTCTGAAATCATGTCTGCCACCCATTGAATTATGGGAACGAGTGCGTTTAAAATGGGTGCTAATACGTCCGTCAAAAGCATTGTTATCGACTCTAATACCGTGTTAAGGATATCTACCGATGGATTGAGAATGCTTGTTACGATATCAAGTATCGGCATCAATAAGTTTAAAATGGCTTCGAGTGAAGGCGTTAATGATAAAAGCAGTTTTGCCGCCGCTTTTAGAACGCCATTTACGAAGGGCGTTACTGCCGCTATAATCTTACTCGCCAATTTCAAAATGGGCGTAATTGCTACGATAATTGAGCTAAGCGCCTCGAGAATGCCATCAAGCAATTCACAAACAGACGGGAGAAGCTCGCTTAAGATAGGCATTACCGTACCGACCGCTTTTATGATCGTACCGAATACGGGAATTAACGCCTTCATAGATGCTCCAATGCTCGGTAGGAGATCCGTCATCTCTTCGAAGAACTCCATAATTTGGGGTTCAAGGGCTACCTTCATTTGGTTTTTGAGCATCTGCCACTTTTCCGCAAAGTCCCACGTTTCCTCTGAAACGCCGAGTATTGTCTCCTCGTTGGCTTGGAGCGCGGCGGTTAAATCCTCAACGTTTAAAGTGCCATCTCTTATGGCGTATGCCATAGTCGTAGCTGACTTCGAACCGAATATTTCAGTTGCCATCGCTATAGCTTCCGTTTCGGTCTCCGCCATCTGTATCGCTTTGTAGTAAATCTCCAATCCTTCGGCGGCATCCATCCCCGCTTTTGACAGCGTGGTAGTTGCTATCGTCATACCGCTAAAAACTTTCGATACATCGTATCCGTTTTTCTCGATATTACCGATAAGAGCCGCCGCCGAGTCGAAGTCGTATCCCAGCTCCTTCAATTGGGCTGAGTATGTTTTAAGGCTGTCTGTAATCTTTGAAAATTCCGCCCCGGTAGACTGCGACACTTTAAAAATGTAGTCCATTTTACCGGGCATATCTTCGGCTGCTATGTTCCAAGCGTTAAACGCCTCAGCCGAACCCGAAATGACTTCTTCCAGCCCGTCTCCGAGCAGTGCTTCAACTTGAATGGCTTGTTTTGATAAACTTTCCAACACCTCGCCCGAAACCCCGAGCAAGGTGTTGTAGTTTGCTATGGCGGTAGAGGCTTTATCCATATCGGTGGGGAGCGAAGCAAAAACATTCCGCATCGAACCTTTCAACCCTTCTAATGCTTCACCTGTCGCACCCGTGCCTACTCTTATTTTGTCGTATGCATTGTCAAATTCTTGGGCTATATTGTAAGCCGCTTTGCC